GAGAAAAATAAAAAAAGAAAAATTGAATTTTTTATGCCTATGATTCCACCTACAACAACTGCTCAACAGCACAAGGTGAATATGGGTACTAAAAAGTTTTATGATCCACCAGAACTTAAAACGGCAAAGGAAAAACTCAAAGCTCATTTGATACTGTATATTCCTGATAAGCCTTTTGATGGACCTTTAAGATTAATTGTAAGGTGGTGCTTTCCTATTGCTGGTAAACATCATGATGGAGAGTACAAATATACCAAGCCTGATACGGATGATCTAAACAAGGCATTGAAAGACATCATGGAGAAGTTGGGGTTCTATGTAAATGATTCAAGAGTGGCCAGTGAGCTGATTGAAAAGTTCTGGGCGGAAATACCAGGTATATATATTCGATTGGAGGAATTGAAATGATTAAAACAACTAACATCAATGAGTACATCTCATTACAGGTTCTTAAAAATTACTGTTACTCTCATGGAGAAGATGAATGCAAAAACTGTAAGCTAGACCCCGTATGCAAATGTATGAGCAAAATTCCTGCAGACTGGGATTTGGAACATTGTCCAGTAAATGAAGGTGATTCCAAATGAGAAAAGAAGATATCGCAAAGCCAGTAGATCGTAAGAAATGTCCAACTTGTAAATACTACAACCAAAACAAGAAACGTTGCTCATTGAGAATGTGCAAAGACCAACCGAGTTTGTTTGATTATATTGGGAACAGGTTTTAATAAAAATGGATGAAGTTGATTTTTATTTAAAAGATTTGGAAAGTAAATTTAAAAAAATAGATAAAAGTAAATACTATCTTTCTTACAGTGGTGGGAAAGATAGTCATTTCTTATATTGGTTTATCAAAGAATATTTACACGATACTGAAATTGAAATTGTTTCTGTAAATACGTATATGGAACATCAAGAAATCTTAAAACGTATGTTAGAAAATGCTGATCGTATTTTATTGCCAGTAATGAAACCTTTTGAAATAAAAGAAAAATATGGTAGTCCTTGCTTTTCAAAACTTCAAGATGAATATATTGAAAGATATCAAAATGGATGTAGAACAGATTCGTTAATGATGCATGTTCATGGATATGTATTTACTGGTAAGGATGGAGTTAAATATACTACGCTTTTCAAATTGAATAAAACAGCAAAAGAGTTGTTGCTATCGAATGACTTGCATAAAGTATCACCTAAATGCTGTAAGTATTTAAAGAAAGAACCTTTTAAACAATTTGAAAAACAAACAGGCAAAAAAGCAATTCTTGGCGTGCGAGGGGGGAGAGCAACTTGAGAAAATCAAAATATAAAAGTTGCTTTACAAAAGATAAAAAGTTCACCCCACTACATGATTTGAGCGACGAACTATTGGAAAAAATCTATAAGAAGTTCAATATTGAAATACCAAAAATATATGATCATGTTTCTAGAACTGGATGTATGGGATGTCCGTACGGTAGTTGGAAAGGTGAAACAAAAAAAGAATTGGATTTATTATCTGATTCAAAAAGAAGATTTGTGATTAAGTATTTCAAAGAATCTTACGACGTATTAGGAATTGATTACAATCATAAACAAGAACAATTAGAGTTGAAGTAAAGAAGATTAAGAAAGGTTAAGGAATTATGAAAATAAGAGAACAATTAAAAGAAATGTTTCAAATGCAAAGAACATTGAACGAAAACATTTTAAATGAGTTCGGTGAAGAAGCAATGACGGAAGGAAAATTAGAATTAGCAATTATTGATGAATTAGGAGAACTAACGCATGAACTTAAAGGGGATTGGTGCTGGTGGAAGAAAACACAACCACCTGTTGATAGAAAAAGAGTGTTAGAAGAATTAGTGGATGTTTACCATTTTGTTATGACAAGTGAAATGGCGCGTAGATATTCAAGCACTGATGAAGTAATTGATAGCATTTTAAATAAATATGAATTTTCAATTAGTCACTTCAATGAATTAGAAAAAGAAAGACTTGATTATTTGATCGGTGATATTTCATATAGTTATGATAAATTGACAGTTTTATTGCAATTAACTAAGTGTTTACAATTCTCATTTGATGATGTCTATCAAGAATATCTTAATAAAAACAAGATCAATTATGAAAGGCTTAAAAACGGGTATTGATTATGACAGCACAAGAAATGTTTGAAGAAATTGGATTACAAGAATTAAAGTTTAATTCCGAAGAAATGATGTATGATGATGAAGAAAATGACTTATTAAATACATATGTTTCGTTTAATAAATCACGATCTTTTAGAGATGATAGACAAAAACCAAGAAATGAAATTGAAATATGTTTTTATCCAGATGAAGGCTTTGATTTTGATAAATTTATTGCAGCAGTTAAAAAGAAAATGGAAGAAAAAGGGTGGTTGTAATGGATGATGCTTTATTGAAAATCGATAAGATGTGTCATGCTATAGGATTTGAGCCTACTGAAACTAGAAAAAATCAAAGAGTGCATGAAGATATTGATACTACTTGTGGCTATCTTTTAGAAGATAAGCAAGAGATTGAAAGGTTGGAAAAGGCACTTGATAAAATGTGCAGAATTTTTGATGAAGAAATACACAATTGCGATTTCTTGTTAATAAGAAACGGTCTTTGTGATAGTAAATGTACACTTTGTGATCAAGAAAAAAGAGTTGAATTAATGAAAGAGTGGTGCATGAGAGATGACTAAAACAAGATGCATGAGTTTATTGGATGATGTTGCTGGATATGCTCATAGAGCTAACATTGGTCCTAATGGTATTAATGAAATAAATGAAGATTACAATGGATTGAAAAAGTTAATTGAGGAGCATTTCACTCCTAAACCTCTTGAGTTTAAGGATTTAAAAGAAGGAATGTGGGTATATGATGTAAAAAATAAATGTTGTATTTATATCGAAGAATTTACTGTTGATAATCAAATGATGATTATTAGATATTCAATGAGCAATAGAGAATCAAATTGTGAATGGTGTAATTTTGAAGAAAACAGATTTTATCCAGTGAATATACAAATAGGGAAGGATTAAAGATGAATAAGCCAGATTATAGAGATTATTTAGAATATGATGAGGATGAGTGTGATGATAGAATCACCGAAGAATATTATATTACTTTAAAAAAGTATTGTGATGAGCTTGAACATAAATACAATAAGCTACTAGATAATATTCATGATTATAGACACGAAAATCATTATATGAAATTAACTATTAGAAATTTATGCAATCACTTTGGGGTTAAAAGTGAAGAAGAACTTAAACAAATTTATTTAAAGAAAGAGGGGAGAAATTAAATGAAAAAAGTATTGATCATATTAGCAAGTGTATTTGTTTTAACTGGATGCTCGAAAGCATCTAGAGTCAATTGGAATATTAGAGAAGATGCTAACAATTTTAAAATCACAAGAAAGGTTGTTGCTCTTAATACAAGAACAAATGATCCATTGTTTACTGTTGAGGGAAAGATTTCCCTTGATAGTGATGAAGATGGAGATTTAAACGTAACAATCAAAACAGGAAAAGGAAAGTACAAGTTGTTCTATGCTCATTTATCAAATGATGTTACATACACCTGTATTCAAACAAACGCTAAGAAAGAAAATCCTTATGCTTATGACATTCAATTCTTTCCTGCAAAAGAAATTATTGAAAACGGGATTATAGATATTAAATCAAGTGAGTAGGAGTGATAGACAATGTACATTAACCCATTCTGGTGCGGAGTTGTAGCAACTATCCTTGTCGAGTTGGCAGGTATAATTGCTTATGCTATTTATCAAGATCATAAAAATTAGAAGGAGGACAATAGATGATACCAATACACACATTACCGATTATTCGCAACGAATTTCGTGCGTACAAGGGTTTAATTAGAGAACGTAACAAATTAATCGAGGAGTATGAAACTCCTCTCAAATCGCTTAGAAATGAGCTTTTAGAAGTAGAAGAAAAACTGAATCAAATAAAGTCTCCTGGTAAAAGTGATGGTTCATCAAGCGGTCATGTTCAAGACAGCGTTGATAAATATAATCACTTGATAGCAAAAAAAGACAAGCTGACAAGTGCAATCAACAACTACGTTGAAAAATACGGTAACGATTCTTTTGAGGCTGAACTTGAATTTTGGAATGTGCGTATTGAAACTGTTGAGTATTATCTAGATCAGATGGATGCGCTTGATAGAAAGTTCATTGAAGACTTCTACTTTAATCTACCAAAATGGCAATGCATGGAACGTTACAACATTACTAACAACAAAAGCTTGTATCGAAAAGCTGACAATATTTTGAAAAAATTATTATAAAAATAGCAAAAAAGTGCATCTATGTGGAAGATTCTCCCCTCATTTGGTGGTATTATGGTATTGTAAGGTTTCGGCAAAAGAGAGACGTTACTTTTCCCTATGATGAACTATTTTGAAAAGCTCTTGTTTCAGGGGCTTTTTAGTTTGTTATGCTGTTATCTAATAAAAATACATTTTAGTGCAGTATTTTAATTTGAAAAATGGTATGATTTTTTCAGGAGGAACAGTAATATGGAAGAAGTAAAATTTGGAAAATGTCATTGTGAAAATTGCAATAAAGATTTTAAGTGGAGAGGTTATAAGTCTATAAAATCAAAGCTATCATCTCAACCGTTAATGGCATTTGATTTTCTAGATATGAATTTTGATGGGATTGAAGTTGATTTAGCAAATGCAGATAAAAGTGGTTTTGTTTTAGCGTCCTGTCCAGAGTGCGATAGTCTTATTAAGATAGATTCTAATAATTACAATAAATAACTTTAAAGCAACTTCGGTTGCTTTTTATTTTACAAAAAATACGGAGGTGGTGATATGGCTTGAAAGAGAAATACGAGTTAGCGTATGAAGATTATCTTGCTGGCATGAAACAGAAGGAAATTGCTAAAAAGTATGATACAACAATTAATACAGTGAAGTCATGGTCACGCCGTTATGAATGGTCAAAAAAGAAGAAAAAGGGTGCACACCAAAATAAAAGTGTGCACACCAAAAAAGAATGCAAAAAAATAGCTGAAGAAATAGTAGAAACAAGTGAGCTGGATGAAGAACGTCAGCTCTTTTGTATTTATTATTTAAAATATCATAACAAGGTCAAAGCCTATCAAAAAGTAAAGCCACACACTCCATACAACAGTGCTTGTGTGATGGCTTCTCGTTGGTCAAAAGAACCTGCGGTAATTGAAGAAATAAATCGTCTAAAAAAAGAACTTTATGAAGATGTGCTTCTTGATCCACATGACATAGTTCAAAAATATATCGATATCGCCTTTGCTGATATAAATGATTATTTGGAATATGGACGAGAGGAAGTACCAGTAATTGTTAAAAATCCTATTACAGGTGAAGATGAAATTTTAAAGCAAACTGTCAATATAGTTAAATTCAAAGATTCAAAGTACGTTGACGGAACTATTCTAAGCGAAGTCAAGAAAGGAAAAGACGGTGCCAGTATTAAATTATCCGATAGGATGAAGGCGCTTGATTGGCTATCTAAGCATATGAATTTAGTAACCGAAGAGCAAAAAGCCAAGATTGATTTAATTAAAGCACAAACTGCAAGGGTGACAGTTAAATCGAATGATGAAGAAAACGAGAAAGTGGTGATAGTAAATGACTTACCAAACAGTAAAGCTGAGTGACATTTTAATACCTAAATATCATAATACTTTCAATGATATTAGTTATCTTCATAAGATATTTACAAGTGGCCGTGCTGGTACTAAATCATCACGTGGAGCTATTAGAGCGGTATACAAGATTGTAAGTGATCCTTCTTGTTCGGTTGTTGTTATGCGTAAGTTCCATAACAAGCTAAAGAAAACAGTTTTCAAGGAAACTTTGAGAGCAATAAGACGTTTAGGACTTGATAAAAAGGATTTTAAAATTACTGTTTCACCTATGGAGATTAAGTATAAGCCCAATGGAAACACTATTTATTTTACTGGTAATGATTCAATTGATGATACAAAAGGTATGATTGATGAAGAAAAACCTATCAAGCTTGTTGAAGTAGATGAATTGACTGAGTTTTTCGATAAGGGAGACGGTGAAGACGAGCTTGTAAATATCATGGCCACATTCGTTCGTGGTAATGATGATGAGTTCTGTATGGAATATTATTTCAACCCACCAAAGAATGATAAATCTCCAGTTATGCAATGGGTCCATAAAATGGAGCAAAGACCTGATTGTATTAGGGTACATAACGATTATAGAGATGTACCTATTGAATGGTTAGGTAAAAAGCTTATTCAAGAAGCTGAAAATATGAAAGCTGCAGATGAAAAAATGTATGAGTGGCTTTGGTTAGGTTTATGTACTGGTCTTGATGAGCTTGTTTATTATATGTTCAATGAAGATGTTCATGTAAAAGAACCGACAAAAGAAGATATCAAAAACATTCGTTTTATTGTTTGTGGTGTGGATTATGGTCAGATGAATGCCACGACCTATCAATTCTTTGGTATGGATTTCAAAAACAAAAGTATTCGTGGAATTGATGAATTTTATCATTCAGGACGTGAAAGTGGAAAGCAAAAATCTCCAAGTGAATATGCTTTAGAATTCAAGAAAAAGAAAGAAGAAATTGAAACATATACAAAGAAAAAAGTCTTATATGTTTATATTGATCCATCAGCAAAAGGACTTGCTGAAGAAATCAAAAGAACTTGCCCTGGTATAAATATTATTGATGCAAATAACACGGTCAAATTAGGTATCACAAGAGTACAGAAGTTAATGGCTCTAGGACACCTATTTTTTTCGCCTAAGCAACGACATTTGGTAGAAGAAGAGTATTTATACAGTTATGACAAAGACCTTTTAGACAAAGGAAAAGAAGAAGTAATAAAAGACCATGACCACTGTATGGATGCTAAAAGATATGCAGTCATGGGATTATGGAAATATATTAAGCAACTTCTACCGTTGCTGGAAAAGGAGGAATAGGATGGTTAATGAAAATGCTACATTAGTAACGAATATCAAGGGCTATTTGAAACAGTTAGGATATGATGTCATTGACAGTGAATATTATAATCACATAAATGAATGGTATAACTGGTATCGCAATAAAGTAGATAGTTTTAGAAAGTACAATATCTATAACGGTTATCAATTTGTAGAAAAAGAAAGATTTACTTTGGGAATGCCGAAACAAGTTTCTGAAGACTGGGCATCATTGCTTTACAATGACAATACTTCAATAACTGTTGGTGAAGAACAACAAACTGATTTAGATATAGCGTTGTTTGATAACAAGTTTTCTCAAAAGTTTGCAAAGCTGATGGAATTAACCTTTGCGTTAGGTACTGGTGCTACTGTTGTTTATAAAAAAGATGGTGATGTAAAAATCGATTACATCAATGCTTTGATGATTTTTCCTATTCATGTAGAAAATGATGAAATTATCTCATGTGCATTTGCTAGTGTTATCAATGACTATTACTATGTCAATATTCATATAAAAGAAGATGATCATTATAGAATTATTAACAAGTACATCAAAAAAAGCGGAAATAGTTTTGTTGAAGTTGAAGGTGGTCAAGCTGAAGAAGAAACTACAGAAACAGTTAAAATGTTTCAAATTTATAAACCTAATATTACAAATAACATAGATATCTTCAGTCCATTTGGAATCAGCTGTTTTGGAAATGCTATTTGTGAAAATAAGGATGTAGATATTTGTTATGATTCATTCAAAGATGAATTTGATTTAGGAAGAAAAAGATTAATGTTGCCAACTGAAGCGTTGACTTATAGAACTGTGGTAGGTGAAGATGGAAAAGACATGGAAGTTCCTATTTTTGATAGAGGACAAACAGAGTTTTATGCATTGCCAATCAATGATGATGGTAGTAACAATGGAATAACTGAAATCAATCCTACTTTACGAGTAACGGAACATATAGACGCTTTACAAACAAAGCTTAATTTGCTTTCTAGTGCATGTGGATTAGGTCCTGATAGATATTCATTTAAAGATGGAAAAGTTTATACAAATGAAACACAGGTCATTTCAACTAATTCAAAATTGTATAAGAATATCAAAAATCATGAAAAGCTTTTAACTTCTTCATTAAGTGAATTAGTACAGGCTGTTTTATATGCGGTTACTGATCATGAATATGAAGGAGATATTTCTATTGATTATGATGACAGTATCGTTGAAGATACTGCCGAAATCAAAAGACAGGCTCTTTTAGAATTAAATGCAGGACTGATTGACAATATCCAATATTACATTGATGTCTATAAAATGACTGAAGAACAGGCCATTGAATTCGACAAGAAAATAAAAGAACGTTCTCCAGTTGAAGAAGAACCGCCTGAAGAGGAATAATTAAATGTTGGATGACAAACAGTTTGAAGATTTAATTAGACCTATTTCTAATATATATAGTGATATTGAATATGAGCTTTTAATGGAGATAGCTTCAAGATTCAAAAATTATGACAGTTTATCAGGAAGTCTTGAATGGTACACTAAAAAGCTTGATGAATTAGGTGGCTTAAACCAAGAAGCGATTAGAATTATAGCAAAATACTCAAATAAAACTAAAAAAGAAGTTAAACGAGTTTTAGAAGAGGCTGGTTATGATGCTATACCTTTACAGGAATACAAAAGAATATATGATGTAGGAGGAATTTCAATAGATCCTTCAACTATCACAATTACAAGAGTTCTTGAAAATTCATTTGTTGAATCGAAAGAACTTTTTAAATTGATTAATACAAAAGCAATTGAAGGAACTAAAAAAGCTTATATGGATGTGTTAAATCAAGCTTATCTAGAGGTAAGTGGTGGTTATTATGATTACAACACTTCTATTCAAAAAGCTTGTAAAAAAATGGCCAATAAAGGTATTTCATGTGCCACTTATCAAAGAAGCAACGGTAAGACGGTTCAAATGTCTATTGAATCAGTTGTTAGAAGAGACACACTTACATCTATCAATCAAACAGCAAACAAAGCCAATGATAAATTTATTGAAGAATTAAAAGCCAAACACGTTTATGTTACAGAACATGCAGGAGCAAGGAATAAAGGTGCTGGTTGGAAAAATCATGAAAGTTGGCAAGGAAAAGTTTATTTGATTGAAGGCAGTGATGATAAATACAAGAACTTCGCATTAACTACTGGCTATGGAAAAGTAGATGGTTTAGCTGGTGTTAATTGTCGTCATAGTCATTACGCTTTTTTTCCTGGATATAGTGTTATTCCTGAAAGCCCATCATATAACCCTGAATTTTATGATCTAACGCAACAACAAAGATACTTTGAAAGAGGTATTCGTAAATGGAAAAAACAGTTAGCGGTATATGAAGGTCTTGGGGACGAAGTAAATATTGCTGTTTGTAAAAAGAAAATTAGTGAATGGCAAAATAATTTACAAAAATTCATTGATGATCATGAAGAATTGAAACGTGATTATACAAGAGAGAGGGCGTATTGATGGGATGGATAACGAAAGATGGACATAGGGTATTTATAGAGGATTTGCATAGTGCTTTATCAGAACATTATGATGATGGTAAAATACCTACTGTTTATTTAGAAAAGAAAGAGTATGCAACTGTCATTAGTGAAATTAATACTTATTACAAAAAGGAATACGATAATAAAAAAGTACTTCGCAAAGCAATAGGAGATTATGTTTACACTTTTGAAAATCATGGATATAATAGTTATAGGATTATTGATAAAGTGAAAATAGATGAGGATGATGAATGATGAGGGAAAATAGAAAAAAAATGAATTCTCTTTTAAAACAAATATGTGATGTTCCATCTTATGAAAATGATTTTATTGTTGGTGTAAATGCTGATCTTAAAACAGATAACCAAGTTAATGAAATGGTAGAATGGTTAGAAAAATATATTAACAGTAATTTAAATACTGATGAAGTTACTGTAAAATCAATGGAAATAAGACATGGTAAAAAGTTGAATGTAAATGGTGTTACAACTAGAAGTTAAAAATGTTAAAATAGAATAAAGGTTATGAGGTAGAGATTGTGGCGACTACGCACCTGTATGGTCAAAAGAAATGTCGGACATGCCACACCGACCATAACCAGTAGCACGTTAGAAATAGCGTGCTTTTTTTGTACTCAATTTTAAAGAAAGGAGAATGACAATGTTAAATGCGTTATTAATTATTTTTGTTATAGCAAAAATATTAGGCTTTATAACTTGGTCGTGGTGGATTGTATTAAGTCCATTATTGATTCAAGTATCAATTGGTTTAGTATTTTATGGTGTAGCTAATTTTAGAATTATGAGCCTTTTTAAGAAGCTTAAAAAGGAACTTTAAGGAGAGGAGGTATCTTATGGCAGAAGGGTTAAGACCACATCATCACCAAGAATTTGAATATCGTATTGAACAATATTTTGATAACAAGAGAAGTTGTTTAGTTAAGAAAATTCAATATATGTGTATGATTTGTGGAAGAATAAGATATGAAAAGTACGATTGTTATGTACCACCACCAAAATCAAAAAACAAATCATTAGAACGAAATAAGAAGAAATATGGCAATCTAAAGTGATTGTTTTTTATTTTGCCACGAGCAAGGCGTTAAAAGGCGTTCGCCCAAGTGAGAGCAACTCACGTTAATAAAGCGTAGGAGGATATGAAATGAAAAGACAAGATTTAGAAAAAATTGAAGGTTTAACAAAGGAACAAATTGATTCAATCATGAACCTTCATCAAACAGATGTTACTAGCTGGCAAACAAAGATTACAGGTTTACAAAATGATAAAACCAATTTAGAAACGCAATTAAATCAATATAAAGACGTCAATGTTGATGATTTGCAAACAAAAATTACAAATCTAGAAAAAGAAAAGCAAACACTAGAAACTGAAAAAGCTGATTTAGTTACAAAACATACCGATGAAATCAATGGTATGAAACTAAATGGTGCATTGGATAAAGCAATTTATGGATCTCATACAGTTGATAGTATTGCTTTAAAAGCTCATTTAAATATGAAAGAAATCAAATTGGATGAAAATGGTGCTTTAACTGGATTTGATGAACAATTAGAAACAATTAAAAAAGATCATGGTTATTTATTTAAAAACCAAACAACAGGTGGTGCTCACGGAGGAATTAAAGAAACAACTGGAACTTTATCTTTAAGTGAAGCATTAAATGAAAATTACAATAAATAAGGAGGATTAACTAATGATTACATTAGAACAAGCAAAAGTCGGTATGGCCGATAAAGTAGACCAAGCGGTCATTGATGAATTTAGAAGAGGCTCATTATTATTAGATAGATTAATTTTTGATAATGCGGTTTCTCCAGGAACAGCAGGATCTACATTAACTTATGGATATGTTAAATTATTGAAACCAGCTACTGCTAAATTTCGTAAATTAAATGAAGAATACACAGCAAATGAAGCAACTAGAGAAAAAGCCTCAGCGGATTTAAAAATCTTTGGTGGGGAATTTGCATTGGATAGAGTCATCATCAATACTTCAGGAGCTGTTGATGAATTAGATTTCCAAATGCAAGAAAAAATCAAAGCTGCTATTAACTTATTCCATTACACAGTTATCAATGGTAATTCAACAACAAATGAAGATGAATTTGACGGTTTAGCAAAATTATTAAAAGGATCTACTACTGAATTTGATGATACTTATTCAAAAACTGTAGATAAAGATGTTGTTGCAGGTAAAAAGTACTTTACAAGAACAGGTGAAGGCACAAAAGAATCACCATATGTATATGAAAAAGTTGATGAACCAAACAAAACTAATATTGCAACATATTATGAAGTATCTTATGTTGATTTATCTACTTCAAAAGCAATGGATGATAACTATAATGAATTCTTAGATATGATGAATGATTTCATTGCAACAATGCAAGGAAAACCTCATATGTTCTTAGTTAACTCTAAAATGGCAACTAAGATGAAAGGTGTTGCTCGTAGAGCTGGTTACTTCTCACGTCAAGAAGATGCATTTGGTCGTTCTGTTGATATGTGGGATGGAATTCCAATCGTTGATTTAGAAGAATATTTTGACGGTGAAACAACTAAAACATGTGTTCCTATTGATGAAGATGGATATACTTCTATCTATGCTGTACAAATTGCAAAAGATGGATTCCATGGTGTATCACCAACTGGAAACAATGTCATTTCAACTGCTTTACCTGATTTAAAACAACCAGGAGTTATCAAAAAGGGCGATGTTGAAATGGTCAGTGCTGTAGTATTAAAAAATACATTAAAAGCTGGTGTATTTAAAAACATCAAAGTTCAATAAGCATAGGAGTGATCTAAATGTATGCTGATTACGAGTTTTATAGTGCAAAATATTTAGGAGAACTCGTAAGTGAAGATGATTATCCTAAATATGAAATGAAAGCAAGAGATGAGCTTGATTATTACACAAGAATGCGTATTCCGTTTTTAAAAGATGAAAACAAAATGGAACGTGTAAAGATGTGTGAATGTAAGCTTATTGACTTGCTTTTTAATTATGATCAAGAACTTGCCAAGATAAAAGAATATGAAGATAAGACGGTAGAAGGAGTTGTTTCCAGCGAAACTGTTGGAAAACATTCTATCTCTTATCAAAAAGCTTCTTTAAGAAGTAAAGCAAATGTTGAAAAAGAAAGTTCTAAAAAGATTAAAGAGCTTATTCATAAAAATTTGTTCATGACAGGGCTTTTGTATAGTGGGTTATCGTATGTTTAATGCTAATATTACAATTTTCAATAAGGTATATGATCCAAAGACGAGAAGTGATAAATACGTAAGAAAAGTATTGAAGGGTGTTCATGTTGAAAAAACACACACTATTCAAAAGGATGATTCAAAAGTTATTGTTAATGACTCGTTATTTGTTTCTATACCTTTTTCAGATGAATATACAAGTCCTAAAAAATTTCAAGAGACAAAAGAAGGTTATACTATACAAAATAGTGATGTTATCGTTGGTGGTATTGTAGAAAAAGATATTGAATCTTTAAAGGATCTAAAAGATATGGATGATGTTTATACAGTTAATTCAGTTGAAGTTATTGATTATTCAAAATGTCTAAATCATATTGAGGTGTATGCATCATGATTACTACTTTTAAAGTTGATTTTAAGAGTGCTGATGAGATTTTAAAGGAAAGAGGATTATTGCCTGGGGGCACTATTCAAAAGTATCTCACAAATGAAATTATTGGGATTAGCGACCCTTATGTTCCTTTTGATAATGGACCTTTAAAAAATCAAACAGTAGTAGCAATGGATGGTACTTATTACGATTATATTTCTCCATATGCTTGTTATCATTGGTATGGGAAATTAATGGTTGACCCCGTAACTAAAAAAGGAGCCTTTTTCAATCCTAATTATGGTTTTTGGTCAAGACCAGGAGTCCCTAAAGAATTAACCAATAAAGATATGAATTATCGTGGAGCACCAATGAGAGGTCCTAAATGGACAATGAGAGCATGGGCAGATAATCAAAATCAAGTAATTTCAAATCTAGAAAGGAAATTAAACAAATGACAATTATTGAAAGTGTAAGAAATTATATTTTGAAGTGTCCTTATTTAAAGGACCTTCAAAAAGTAAATGTTAACTTTCTTCCTGAAAACACGGATAACTGTTCAATAGAAGAAGTCCCTAATCAAAATGGTTCGCTAACTAAAAAGTTTCTTGATGGATCAAGCGAAAGAGAATTTAATTTTGTTTTGGCTTGTGTTTTTGATTATAGTGAAGATTTACAAACAAATATTGATAGCAGTGAGTTCTTTGAAAACTTTCAGGAATGGATAGAAGATAATGATCTAAATGAAATCTACCCACAACTGAAAGATGGATTAGAACCACTGTCTATATCAGTTACAACATCGGGCTATTTATATTATGTGCCTGAAAAAATGGATAGAGCAATCTATCAAATACAACTTAAATTAGAATATGCAAAGGAGAATTAAAATGGCTGAAACAACAGTAAAAAGAGTAAAAAGAAGTCAGTTTGCTACTTTCTTGAATACTACACCAAATAGTGAATCACCAACTTGGGCAAGAATGGGTAAAGGTATCACAAGTGCTTCAGTTTCTTATAATCCAACTGTCAATGATGAACAATTCATTGATGAAGATAGTGGAAATAAAGAAGTAGATTCTTACGCACCAACAATGAGTGGTGAACAAACTGCCTATAAAGGTGATGCAGTATTTGATTTTGTTGATGGTTTAAGACAAAGCCGTGCAACGGGAGAAGATGCTAAAACTCAAATGTTAATGGTTTATATCTATGACGAAGAAAAAACTGGAACATATAAAGCTGAACTTCAAGATGTAGCTATCTCAATTAATGAGTTTGGTGGTGATGCTGGTAGTGCAAATACCATTTCCTATGATGTTGGATTCTGTGGGGAATCACAAAAAGGAACAGCAACTATTGCTGATAAAGTAGTTACTTTTACAAAAAAGTAGAAAACCCTTCAACACAGAGTTTAGATGCTGAAGGGCAAACAACTAAATCAAAGGAAGTCATGAAATAGGGGCTTTCTTTTTTTTATTTCAGGAGGAAAAATTTATGAATAAAATTAGAATTCAAAATAAACATCAATATGTTATCGAAGTTAATGATGATGGAGATACTATTTCTTTTAATGTTGATGATCCTACGCTTCCATTAAAATTTGATAATGCAATGATGCGCTTAGATGCTGTTCAACAAAACTTAAAAGCTGAAGAACAAATTATCAAGAAAAAAGAAGATAAGGAAACAAAAGGCATTCTTTCTCAAAATACTAGAAAATTATTAGAAGCCGAAGTTAAAGCTTGTAAGGATTTAAGAGGGGTATTTGATGAGTTTTTAGGAGAAGGGGCATGTAAAAAGATTTTTGGTGATGCAAATTATTTAGGAATGTTTCAAGAGTTAATGGAACAGCTAGAACCACATTTTGCAATTATGAAATTGGATGCTGAACATTACAAAAAAGCTGTAGAAGAAAAGTACAAAGAAGATGAAGACGAAGATGTTTTATCATGATGAAATATCCTAAATATGCAAAAGTTAGCGATAAAAAATATCCAATAAATACTAGTTTTAGGGTTGCTTTAAAATGCTTTGAAATTATTAATGATTCATCTATTAGTGATTTAGAAAGAACCTATGCAATTGTCTATAAATTGTTTGGTTTTATTCCTGAAGATAAAGATATGAAAGATTTTGTAAGGATTGCTGAACAATATCTTGGGTGTGGTAAATCTCAAGAAGAACATCAATCAAGAAAGAAAGACATGGATTTCAAACAAGACTGGCCATATTTGATTGCTAGTTTTATGAGTGATTACAAAATCAATCTTAATGATGAAGAAATGCACTGGTATCAGTTTATTGATCTAATTCAAGGCTTAACTGAAGACAGTGTTATGAGCAAAGTAAGAGAATTAAGAAATTATGATTTGAGTGAGGTTAAAGACCAAAAGACTCGAAATAAAATCATTAAGCTTCAACAAAACGTTGCCTTGAAAGAAGAATTGACTCCTGAAGAACAAGAAGCGTTGGATAAATTTGAATCTTTATTTAAATAATCCAACTGAAGGAGGTGAAACCAATGGCGGATGGAAAAATTCGTATTGATACACGTATTGATAATTCCCATGCTGAAAAGGATTTAAAAGATTTAGAGAAAGTTGTTGATGCGTGTTCTAGGCATATGAAAGATGCTTTTGAAAGCATTGATAGTGTCAAGGGTTGTGAAAAGGCAATTCAAAGACAAGTTAATGCCTATCAAAAAGCAAAAGAAAAAGCCTCTGAATATGAAAAACAAATTGAACAAGTAAATGCTCAATTGAAAGAAAAAGAAAGTACTGCTCTAAAAAATGCAAATATAGGATTCTCAAATGATACACCTGAAAAAATGCAAAATAGAGCAGATGATTTATTATCAAATGATAAAGATTACAATAAGCTTATTGAACAGTCCACAAAACTAGAAGAATCCTGGTATGCACAGAATGAAAAAATGAATCAAGCCAACTCAAATGTTGAAGCATTAGAATCAAAAATGGATCGTTTAAAAAATAAAGTGGATTCAGCTACAAAAAGCACCTCTAGAATGTCTAGAGTTTTTTCGGGTTTAAAAGGTATTGGATCTAAAATCAAAGATGTCTTTGCTGCAGGATTTGGTAAAGCAGGAAGTGTTGCAGGCAACTTCTTTAAAAGAATAGGAAAATCCACCACAAACAGTACTAAAAGCATAAAACGTATGGGTCTTGCTATTTTAGGTATTCGAGCTGCCTATAGTTTGGTTAGAAAAGCAGCGGACCAATATTTGGAGTCCAATCAAACCGCATCTAATCAAATAAGTGCGATTTGGAATACACTAGGTGCAATGATTGGTCCTATTGTTGATATGGTTATTAGTGGTGTAGTTACCGCCTTGAGTTATATCAATGCATTAGTAAAGGCACTTACTGGTATTGATTTTGTGGCCAAGGCAAATGAAAATGCTTTAAAAAAACAAACAAAAGCTACTAAGGATACTGCTAAAGCAACAAAAGAAGCAAATGCTCAGCTTGCTGATTTTGATGAAATGAGTAAGTTGGAAGATAAATCAAAAGATAATTCAGGAAGTGGTTCTGGTACGGGACTGTTTACACCAACATCTGTAGATACTTCTTGGATTGATGGCTTAAAAGATGCTTTTAACAAAGGAGCTTATGAGTTAGGAAAATATCTTGGTGAGTCTTTAAACGATGCTTTAAGACAAATAGATTGGGATAAAATCAAATCCACCGCTCAAGATATCGGTAGAAACATTGCATTATTTTTAAATGGTGCTATTGATGGAATCGATTGGAAACTTTTAGGAAGTACAATCGGTGAGGGATTGAATACTGTTTTAAATTTTGCTTATGGTTTTGTCAGCACATTCAATTTTAGAGGTTTTGGCGAGGCATTAGGGACAGCATTTGATTCATGCTTTAAAACAATAGATTGGAATATGTTGGCCGAAACAATCAGTAAAGGATTTATCGGCATTTTTAATTCTTTCAGTGGATTTTTAAGTGCGGTTGATTGGCAAAATATAGGAAAGACACTTGTTGATTTCATATTGTCAATAGACTGGGGTGGAATGATTTCAGCATTAGCTGAAGCTGCAGCTCTTTTATTAAAAGGTTTTGTTGATCTAGTTGTTGGTGGATTAACGGAACTTATTGCTCAACTCCCTAATATTACATCAAGTATTTTTGAATGGATTTCCAGTATAGATTGGAATTCATTAGGAAAATCATTGGGAGAATATGTTTCACAAATAGTTGGCCAACTAATTGATGTGATTTTAAATACCGATTGGGTTGCAGTTGTTGTAAATATTGCAGGTATTATTGGTTCGGCAACATTAGGAATCATTGACTTTGTTGTTGGCTTTGTCCAAGCAGTTTTAGATTCAATTTGGAATGCAATTACTAAATCATTCAATTATAATGATTTCTTAAAATGGATTGAAGGTGTTGTCAAATCTATCCAGGATGGTATCGCTGATATCAACACATGGATCAATAATAAATTCATGGAAGCAAGGCAAGCAATTTATGATGTCTTTGGTAAAATTGGAGATTGGTTCAAAGAAAGATACAACGATATTTGTAATGCTTTTGATAGTGCAGGTACTTGGTTTAAAGATAAATTTGATAGTGCTGTAAAAGGTGTCAAAGATGCATTCTCAAGCATTGGAAAATGGTTTACTGATAGAAGAAACGATATCAATAATGCGTTCAGCTCGATTGGTTCATGGTTCTCTGAAAAATTTACGTGTGCATGGAATGCTATCAAAGGTATTTTCTCATCAGATGCAGTAACAAGATTCTTTGCTGGGGCTTGGAACAATATCAAGGGAGCATTTGGAAGTGTAAGTGATTGGTTTAGAGGAACATTTGCTGATGCATGGCAAGCCGTAAAGAATGTATTTAGTAGTGGTGGTGCTATTTTTAATGGTATCAAAGATGGAATTCTAAATGGCTTAAAAGCGGTAATCAATGCGCTTATCAAAGGTATTAACCGTGTTATTAAAATTCCATTTGATGGCATCAACAGTGCTTTAAAAACAATCAAGTCAACTAATATCTTAGGATTTAAGCCTTTCAGTTGGATTGGCACAATAACAGTTCCATCAATTCCTAAGCTTGCAAAAGGTGGTATTGTTAACAATCCTACAATGTTCCAGGCAGGTGAAGCAGGAAAAGAAGCAGTATTGCCATTACAAAACAACACACAATGGATGCAAGATCTAGCCGACTTTATCAACTCTCAACGTGATGATGACGGTGAAAAAGAAATCAATCTTTATATTGATGGAGAACGTTTCTTTAGATGGTTTATTAAAAAATATAAGCAATGGCAACTTCAAACTAATGGATAGGAGGTGCTGAAATGAAAGTAACATACAGTGGAGATTTATTGAGAATTGACGGACAAAAAGTACCTAAAATCATTAATTATGATGTTGAATACGATAAGCTATGGGGGAGTGATAGCGGAAGAAATCTTGCAGGAGATATGAAAGCTACACTGGTTGGAATATTTCCTAAAATATGTTTGAAAATAGGAGCCACGACAGAAGATGACATGTCGTGGTTTTTATCTAAAGCAAATAAAGCTTTTATAACTGTTGAATGGTATGACGCTGAAATCAAAGGAACTAGAACAGCAAAGTGCTATTCAAATAATCTAAAAGCCAGTTTGAAAAGTAAAAAAAGAATGGCGTACAGTTCATTTGAATGGAATCTTATTCCACTTAAGAAAAGGTAGGTGATTGAATGCTAGAACATAATGAATTGTTTAGAGAATATTTAAACACCTATGGAAGACAGTTAAATGTTGTTGTTGAAGATCATGCAGGAAAGACTTATTCAAATAATGAAGTTGTTTCGGTTACCAAGACGTTTAAAACTGATTTGTGTAAATCAACAATGCAGCAACTTAATATTGAAATAGAAGGTGATGTTTCACTTGACGAAACTGTAAATGTGAAGCTTGGTGTATCCTTACAAGGTACGGATATTGAACAAATAGATTTTGGTGATTTTATTATTACGGATAGGGAATTTGTTGTTGATACTGAATCAACCAAATTTACAGCTTATGACAATATGTATAAAGCTCATGTGGATTATGATCCAAACGCCTTTGCATTTCCTTGTACTGTATATGAATTTGTTAGAAATATTTGCAATTTGTTAGAAATTCCATTTGAACAGGAAGAATTTAACAATTCAGATAAGGTTATTGAAAGCAATGTCTTTTTAAACAGTGCTTTGACTTATAGAGATGTATTTGATATGTTGGCACAAGTAACTGGTTTAAATGTATTGATCAGTAAAAATAAGCTTGTGTTTAGAGAATATAAAAATACAGGAATTACTATTGATGAAGTAGTTTTAAAAACATTGACTTTAAAAGAACAATATGGGCCGATAAATTCACTTGTATTTTCACGCTCAGCTGAATCAGATAACATTTATAGAAATGATGAAAGCAGTGTTATTGAAAATGGTTTATGTGATATCAAATTCAGTGATAATTTAATTCTAGATGCGTTAAATAGAAATGATTATATAGATAACACCTTTAATGCTTTAAACGACTTAAAATACAAAATATACGACTTAGAGGGATTTGGATGTTGTGTATTTGAACCAGGGGATCTATTTAATCTTAAAGATTTAAAAGGTGATGTTTATCAAACGATTGCTTTTAATAGTACAATCACTATCAATTCAGGAATTACCGAAAAGATGTATTTGGATTTGCCAACTGTTTCTCAAACTGATTATGCTTCAGCTACGAAAGATGAAAGAAAAGATTTAAATACAAGACTTCAGGTAAATAAAGAGCTTGGAGAAATCAAATCTTATGTAGAAGAAACAACACAATCTATTTACAAATTTGAAACAGGTAGTGGAAATATCTTTGATAACTGCAGATATACATTAGAAAAGAATGCTAATGAATTACAAAGAAAAGTCTATTCCAATATTCTTTTAGGAATAAACAAAGCAGAACTAAAAGGTAAAGATATATGTATTTCGTGCTATATAAAAGTTGAAAATGCAATTGTCGGCCAACTTTCTAATAGAATAGGTATTGAATTTGATGTAGGGTATGCTGATGGAACAAAGAAGACATATTCAGTTTATTGGTATCTTGGTCAATTCGACTTACAGTATTTACTTCAAACATCAACTGCAGACCACGAAGAAAGAATATGGGCGCATTTTAAATTAGAAGATAAAGAGATTTCATCGGTATCTAATCTTAAAATGATTATTGACCTAAATGCTGAAAGGGCAGTTGTTGCAAATCCAAAGGTAGAATTTGGAACAAGGCCTACAGGATTTGATTTTGATTTAGGATATGTACGTGACAGCATCACAACGATTGAAGAAAATTACACTCAAATCAATCAAACAGTTAATGATTTAAGTTTAAAAGCAGTTAGTCAAGAAAAAGAGATAGCAACTATTAAAGGTAATGTGTCAGAAGTTACCACAAGAATCCAAAGTGCTGAAATCAAGTTGCAACCAACAAATATCTTGCTTGCTGTTAATGAACAGATTGGTGCAAATGGCCAACTCTATACTACTAAATTTGTATTAGATAAAAGTGGTGTTCACATTAGTGGTGGAGGACTCGACATCAAGAACAATAGTGGAGATAAAGTATTTTATGCTGACACAAGCGGCAACCTCATCATTAACAATTTAAAAGCTATTAATGGAAGCTTCACCGGAAGTATTACAGCTTCGGTAATTACAGGTTCAACTTTTTCAATTACATCTAGTGATGGCTGCACGTTATCTATTGATTCTAATGGTTTAGTACTGAATGCTAAAGCTACATCAAACATTTTTGGATATCAAGGAGGTATCTTAACTATAGGAACTAAAAAATCAATCCTAGATAGTATGTTTTCTCCTATTACTTATCAAGAAGGTAATTCGAGTGGAAAATTGTGGACAATACCACTTGCTGACAATGTTTCTAAAATAGAGTGGGGAAATGTAGGTGAATGGAGAATTTATTTCACAACATTATATGGAAAATTCTATGTTGACTGTCAAAAAGTATAATAGGAAAGGATTAATATTATGGAACTAACAATTAAACACACAGCGCAATATACAGGAACGATTATGATTGATAACGAAATCATTGTTAATCTTTCTCAGGCGTTTGATGAGGATGGGCATATGAATGGTGGAACTGCTTTGTACATCCAAAATAAAGATAAGTATTATGCTAATCTTCAAGAATGTCGTGCTAAAGAAGATGAATTCAAAGTTGAAATGAGAAAGATTGAAGATCAATCAGTTATTTCAAAAGATACAGTTGAGGACTCAACAAATACTACGGAGGATGTAGAAGAAAATGAAAGTAAAGAATAAAGACTTGAGAGCTATTAAATCAGCTCTTTTTAGTTTAGGTAATCATCAAGGCGATATTTCTAAAAGATGGGCTATTGCTAAACTGGCAAGAAAATTCAATGATGCAAATGAGCTTCTATCTAATCAAATTAATAAATTAGTTGAAGAGCAAGGAGAAGAGAACGAGAACGGTCAAAAGACTTTATCTCCGTTAAATGAAGATTTCTTAAAATTAATGGATCTAGATATTGATATTGAATGTTCTTATTTCACAATCAAACAATTAGAAGAATATAGTCCAACTGTTCAAGAATTAGTAGCTTTAGAACCAATTATTAAAGAAGGTGATGATTAAATGGCAATTGGAAGAATTACTTATCCTGATAAAATCGACTATCGCCAAGAAGGACAAGACGATAGATATAAGATTACCGCTGAAAACATGAATGAAATCAAAAGAACGTTCAATGATAGTGCGGAAGCAATTGAAAGGAATGTTGAAGAAACCGAGCGGTTACAAGTAAAACTTGATGATGCAATCAACAGAACAGGACATTACAAAATCGAAGATGGAAAAATCTATTTTAAGCAAATAGATGGTTCTTTTGGTGAGGGTATCGAATTACCTGCTCAAAGTTCAGTATTTATCAACGGGATTGTGCAAGGAACTATCAATTTAGATTCTTGTTTGTTTGTTTTAGAAGAAAATGGCGGGGAAACAATATGCGGTGATTACGAGGCATATATTGATTATCTAGCTAAACATCAAAGTACGAATGAGGAAAGTGAGGACGAAACATTATGATTAATCTAAATAGTACCCACGCCCGCAAAAATCTTGCGGGGGGGGGTACGAAAAAGTACCACTTACAATCTTCAAAGATTGGAGGACAAATGTAGTCCTTCAATTGAGAAGGGTGGTGTCAAACTAGATAGTTGGCAATGATCTATTACAATAACTATCTAGCGGTTATGAAAAAATATCATTTCTTAAATCCAAAAGGAGTAACAGCTCACAATTTATTAATTAATGGTGATTTTCAAATAAATCAAAGAAATCAAAGCAGTTATACATGTGATGGAACGAAAAGAGTTTATGGTGTAGATATGTGGTCGTTTTCAAAGTCGAATACATTTATGAAGGTTACAGAAAACGGAATTGAAACAAATGCTCCCATAAGTCAAATGTTTAATAAATTAAAATCAGGTGTGAAATATACTGTTGTATGTAGTATTGATAATGTCATTCATACAAAATCAATTACTGGTGGAACTTATGATACTGGTGTAAGTCAAACAATTATGTATCTAGCTTTTAATGATGTTGAACGTATAGTAATTACACCAAATGGTACTCAAACAATTAATTATATTGACTTGTTTGAGGGTGAAATCGTATATAAGCATCAAAAAGAAGATTATGCTATTGCTTTAACAAGATGTCAAAGATATGTATGTAAAAATTGCGATATGATTATGAGTGGAGTTATACAACAAACATATTTAGAAGGTACAACTTTCCCAATAGAAATGATGAAAGTCCCTTCGGTAAAAATTATAAAATTTACTGATATAACAGGAAATGATAAATCAAATGAAATATATTCGGTAGTTTGTGATAAAAAAGGTATTAGATATATTCAATTAAGGAATGCTACATCATCAACATATCAATACTCATTTATTTTTTCTTGTGAACCATTATAATTAATAAATTGAATGACACCATATACATTTAAACAATGCATATGAAATATTACCATTTTTTAAATAAAGATTTCAAAGATGATTTAGGGCTACATCAGTACGCACCATTAACAACTAATGCTTTACAAATTGATATTAAAAGTGGTAGTTGGAATGGAAAAGTAGAAGCAATTAGAACAGGTGATGTTTCTAAAGTTCAAAATTTCTTTATCAAAAGCGGAACTGTTGTAGCTTTGAAAAGACAGTATATTATTTCACAAGGTCATGCTTATATTGATATAGACATGATTTATCCTTTTCCAAATTCAAAATGGAGAAATATATACAATGGTAGTTGGACGGGATGGAAATTGGTGTTTGGTGATGTTGATATGAACAGCAAATTATTAGATAAAAGCAAAATTATATAAAGAAGGGATGAAAGAAAATGGATCTAAGTTTTATTACAAGTTATTTTGTTCCAGTTGTAATGGCTGGATGTTTAGCAACAGGATATGTTGTTAAAAAATGGATTAAGGATGTAGACAACAAATACATTCCTACAATCGTATTTGCTTTAGGTGCAATTCTAAATTGCGTTGTAATGAATAATATTACAGTTGAAACTATTGTGGGTGGTGCTATTTGTGGATTAGCATCAACAGGACTTCATCAAGCTTTTACACGCTTGATTGAAAATAAAGAAAATTAGAGGTGCGTTATGCAAGAAATTTTAATGCAAACATACACTATTGCTTTACCTATTGTATTAGGTTATATCGTATGGTTATTACAAAATCAAAAGAAGTCACGTGATGCAAATTCACGTGGGACTATGCTTCTTTTAAGAGTACAATTAATTGAATATCATTCTAAGTATACAAAAAGAGGGAACATCCCAAGCTATGCATATGAAAACTTCAATGAAATGTATGGCGCTTATCATGATTTAGGTGGTAATGGGATGGTAACTCACATGAAAGAAGAAATAGATCAGTTACATTTTAATAAGAATGAAGAGAGCAAATAGCTCTCTTTTATTATGATTAACAACCAAAAAAATTAAAAAAATGGTTGTTAAACGGAATTAGTGAACAAAGGAGAATGTAAAAATGAAATTTAAAAGAGCTTTTGAATTAATGAAAAACGGAGCAAAAATCAAACTTCCTTCATGGGGTGGATATTGGTATTGGGATGATGAAAAACACACAGTAATCATGCATACAAAAGATGGAAAAGAAATGGATATTAGAGAAACTGAAAGAGTAGAATATACAACTCTTAATATTCTTAGTGAAGATTGGGTTGTTGCTGATAAAGAAAATTGTCCTCAACTTGGTGGTACTGCAACTTTTGGATTTGACGAAGCAATCAAATATCTAAAACGTGGAATGAAAGTAAAACGTAAAGGATGGAATGGTAAAGACCAATACATTGAACTTGCTACAAATGTATTATTCAAAACACCTAATGATGAAGTTATTAATGTAGATCATGCGGATATGGGTAACAAAGCAATTGCTTTCCATGGGACAAGTGGCGTACAGCTAGGATGGTTAGCGAGTCAAAGTGATATGTTATCAGAAGATTGGACTTTTGCAGAATAGGAGGAGAATAATAATGATTAGAGTATTTATTAGTCAACCAATGAGAGACAAAACAAATGAACAAATTAAAACAGAAAGAAAAAGAGCTTTAGATGAAATTAAAGCTTTATATCCTAATGAAGAAATTGAAGAAATTCAATCTTTCTTTGAAGATGCACCACATGATGCAACATCTTTATGGTTTTTAGGAGAAAGTATCAAATTATTAGGTCAAGCGGATTTTGTTTATTTTTGCAAGGAATGGGACAAATATAGAGGATGTATTGCTGAAAATACTATTTGCAATTTATATGAAATCCCACATATTGAAGAACACGTTAAAGAAAATTAGGGAGGTAATGAAATATGTCATACGTATTAAAACAAAATTTAGCAAATAAAGCTAATTATGGAAGTAAAAGAGATACTTCTAAAATCAAATATTTAGTTATTCATTATACAAGTAATGATGGAGATAGTGATGAAGCAAATGGAAAATACTTTGCAAATAATGTAGTTAAAGCATCAAGTCACTACTTTGTAGATGATAATTCAGTTACGCAATCAGTACCTGATGATTATGTCGCTTATGCTGTTGGTGGTAAATGTCAATCAAATCATCATCCAATGTATAAAGTAATCACAAATACAAACTCAATTTCGATTGAAATGTGTGATAATCACAAAGATGGAACTGTTCATATTTGTGATGAAACTCTTGCTAATACTTATGCGTTAGCACGTGCATTGATGAAAAAATACAACATTAGTATTGATCGTGTATATCGTCATTATGATGTTAATGGTAAATTATGTCCTAATTGTAATGGTTTATTAGATGATGCCATTTGGCAAAACTTTAAAAATAATATCGTTAATTCAACAGTTGGAAATCTAGGGACTTCAACAGCAACTACTGTTCCTGCTCCTGCAGTCAATCCAAATAAAGATTCAATTGTTTCTCGTGGACAACAACATTCAATTAATTTCACAGGTCATACAATTTCAACTGATGGAATTTGCGGTACGAAAACATTAGCAAACATTGCACGTTGTTTCCAACATGCGATAAATCTTGATTATGGGAAAAAATTATCTGTAGATGGTATTTTTGGTACTAAATCAAAAGAAGCGTTAGGAAAACATTATGTTAAAAATGGAGAAAAACAATATTTAGTTACTGCTGTAGAAATCGCTTTGATGTGTAGAGGATATGATCCTAGCGGAGTTGAATGTCCTGGTAAATTTGGAGATGGATTAGAAGCTGCAGTTAAACGTTTCCAAGCAGACAGAGGCTTAAAAGTTGATGGAATTGCTGGAAGAAATACTATTTTAAAATTAATTGGATGTTAATCATTGTCAAAACAACTGAATATTTTACGTTAAAAAGCCTATCCATTTCATAGGTTTGGATAGGCGATTTTTTTGCTATACTTTTATATATAATAAGTATAGAAAATCTTATTTTTTCAATAAATTTCATTAAAAAATTGTACTTAATTAGTAACAAATTAGTAACAAATCGCTCAAATACTGCATAATATCGTAGTTAAATTTTCATATTTTGAAAATAAAATTCAAAGATTAAAAAATAAGTATAATGCTTTTGAAAGTGTGAAAGTATGAAATTTAAGTTTTCAATCAAACTAGCAATTATTTCTTTAATTGGAAACATTATTATCGCTATAGGTGTTTCAACATGCCGTATATCACAAATGGGAATTGACCCATTTACCTCAATGACAACAGGGATCAGTGGTTTATTAAATATCCCTTTAGGTGTTTTTCAAGGAAGTATTAATGCGGTCTTATTTTTAGTTTTAATTTTATTAAGTAGAAGTAATTTAAAATATTTAAATATTGGTGCCATTATT